GCACTGCGCTCATGACCCGACTGCCCTGTTCGAGGAGAGCGACTGTGGTGCCCACAGCGGCCTGTTGGTTGCCCTCCCCTACCTTCATGTCAGTTATGGTGGCAAAACGCCTTCCAGCGTCTACTACGAAGCCCAATAGCTGAAAAAGGGTGGTATCGGGGCCTTTGAAGGGCAGCGGCAGCAAACTCTCTCGAATCGCGCCACCAGGGGCGTCTACGTCCCTAAATTCACCCGGTTGCAGGGGTTCACTGTCCTCCGCTATGCGTAAACCACGTGCTTTGAAGCCCGCAGGGAGGTTTGACAGAGTTCCAGCATCGATTAGCTGCCTCAAAGCGGCTGTAGCGGTCCTGGAGAGGCCCCCAATGGTGTGAATCAGGCCCAAACCATAAAAACCAAGCCCTGGAAGGAACTTGTAATGCACAAAATACTGAATTTTTGACTTAGTTTCGTCGTCTTCGGCGTAATTTCGTCGAATTGACAGAACTTGGCCGGTATCTTCGGCTATCGTAACGATATACGGCAGTTTTATGCCTGTTTCTTCGCCATTTTCGTCTCTATCTTCAAAACCTGGCAGGTCTAATTCAGCATGAAACTCAAAAATCGTGGTGTCATAGTCAATATTTCCGGGCTGTTGGCCCTGAATCTTGTCCACTTCCTCGGAAATGTCGGTCTGATCCGGCTGTGTGGCCGAAACAGGGACGTCTCTGTAAAAACCAGAGATTTGAAGCTTTCGAAGCTGGTTCAAAGGCATCGAAATCACGTTGGTTATACAGGGACAGGTCTCTAAACTGCTGGTGTTGTACGGAACTACCAGGTTTTCGGCTGGAACAAAGTTGCTAACCACCCTATCCAGTGCTGCATCGAAGTAAACTTTCTTAAATGTTGACCCCGCAAGTGGCAAATAGAACAACATTTGATCAAACTCAGGCGTGTACTCCTCCATCACGTTGGTGATGTAGTAGTTCATGAACTCTTTGACACGTCTAGCCTGAGCTTCTTTGTCTCGGGTGATGCTTCCAACCACAGAGGTCCTGACAGGCCCTGACGGCGGTAGCATTTCATTGAAAGCTTGAGCCTGGAACTGGGTCGCAGCCTCGGCCAAAAGCGGGTGAGTGACGCCAGTAGCGCCCCTGAAGGGCTCAGATCGCTCTTCATAATTGAAACCCAGCATCTCCAACCCTTTGGAGTAGCCGTCTTCCCAATCCTGACGCGAGGATTTGTTGGAGTCATACTCACTCAACAGATCATTGGCCACAGCGCCAAGCTGGCCCATGTCCATCTCGTCCGCCAGATTCCTGTTGAAGTCGCTTTCATCCACAGAATCTGCGCTAGGGTCAAAGTCAACTATGACTCCACCGTCCTCAGTCTGTTCGATTTCTATGTCCAGGCCCTCTCTTGGTGCGTTATTCAACGCACCCGGCAAAGCTATCTCTACCTGCTCCTCAACAGTGATCTCTACCGGTGCATCTCCGGTAAGCCTTTCCACCATTGGTGTTACGCCTTCAGTGCCGTTAGCCATTAACTATCCCTCCGGGTCATACGGATCACCGCGTTTGTTCACCCTAGTTATGTTGGGGCTCTCCTCTATTATCTGACCCCTAGTTCGACCAGTTTGTTGTGCGCTTCTCTGTCGAAGCCTCTCAATTTTTTCTTCTAAAGACTCTATACCTTTTTTTGGTCTGGATGATTCTTCAAGGGTTTCTCTAGCGGTTCTTAAATCTTTTAAGGTTTTTTCACCTTGCTCTTTAGCTTGTCGAATTAATTCCATCATTTCTTCAAAAGATGGGCGGTCACCACTCATGCCCATCTTTGTTGCTTTGCGACCACCAGGAATCATCGATGACGCCAATATAGAACTAGCCATAGCTCGTAAAGCGTCTGCCGTTTCTTCGTCGCCCATGATTCTAGCTAACTCAGCTTGGCTCATCATTTCTTCATAGTCAGCTAAACCGCGAGCTTGGCTAACACCAGGAACAAAATCCAAAGCAAAGTCTACCGGATCATCCATTGCGCTTCGGACCATACCGGCTCCCATCTCTCTAACATCCCCCATCATTTCAGAAACGGGGGTTTCGGTTAGATAGTCGTAGGCATATCCCGCAGCATCTCTCAAACCAGCAGGCACCTCTGTGGTGCTTTTCAGAAGGCTTGTCACCCTGTTTCTATCATCATTTTCCACGGTGACTTTTCCTCCGTCTTGATAAGTGGGCAACGCACCAGCCTTGTTAAGAAGCATCCGAGTGACCGCGCCCTCTCGACGCTTCATCAACGAGCCGATGCCATCAGAAGACTCAGCCACACCTCCGCCTGCAAACAGGCGCATGTCCCCATCATCTTCTATATCCCTTGGTTTTGTAGGGTCAAAGCGTGGCGTTTCTAAAATGCTTTGTGGTCGCACAGGGAAGTTTCGGGAGGCATCGGGGATGTTTATCCCAAACTGTGTCTCAAAAGGCGTAATCGAATCTTGAGAAAAATCTTGTGGGCCCACGCCAAATCGTTGCGCGTAATCCTCCACACGGGCCATAGTCTCAGGACGCTGATCCAAGCCTTGAGAAGGTCTGAAGCCCAGAACGTCCAAAGAGGACGCTATGTCCCCGGCCCTGCGGTCCGCTAAGAAGGGCTCAGTAGTAGGGGCCGGTAAAATCGAATAGGGATCATAATCGGGAGCATCAAACTCCACCAGGACGTCATCGCGTGTAACAAACCCTGGGTCCGCCGGGACACCTCCCACAGGCACCGGTAAGGGTGGTTGAGCCACAGGATCGGGATCAGGGTCGGGGTCCTTGTCTTCCGGTAACAGAGTGCCTGCTATGAGGCCCGGTATAAGATTTACATCAAGTCCGTCATTTTCCGCTGAATCGGTCTCACCGTTTAATTCGTCGTTACCAGCACCACTCGTTAGAGTGTCATTACCGCCACCACCTGTAACCGTGTCATCACCGCCACCACCGGGAGGCAGAGGACCTACAAAGGGACCTGTGTACGGGTCAACAGTGATTGCCCCAGTCCCATCCCCTCCTGGTTTTGTTCCAGCTCCTGGTTTTGTCCCAGCTCCTGGTTTTGTTCCAGCTCCTGGGTCAGTGCCAGGCGGGGTAGACGTGTTATCATCTACAGCTTTCTGTACTTCCTTGGGATCAACACCGTATATATCAGCAATTTCCCCGACGGTGTACGCACCAGCGTTTATCAACCCGACGACTTTCATTATGTCATCGAAGCTGTAATCGCCATCTGCCTCCGGTAGGTCGTCCTTTTTAGGTTCTTCGCCCGCTCCGTTACCCACCACAGCCTCTACCGATACGGACCCGTCTTGCTGCGTAACCAGCTTGTACGTGCCACCGTCTACGACGTTGATAGGTTGCCCGTCAGGGCCTGGGGAACTCACCCCACTGTAAGGGTAAAAGACACCATCGATTTCAAAACCTTTCCGAGCAGCGTCATACGCGCCCTCAAAAGAGGCAGGAGTAAATGTTTCGCCCTCTCCAGAGCCGTTTGCCGCACCAGGATTCAAGGCATCGAAGCCTGCGGCGGCAAGGGCCTGCGCCTGAATATTTGCTGGGGAAAAGTCTAGATAACTAAGATCGCCTATGCCGCTCTGAGCGTTTGCTATGGCTTGAGCCAAATTAGCTTGAGCGTCGGGAACCGTGGCTCCAGGGTCGAAGGCAGCGTAAGGGTCAAAGAATATTCCTTTTAAAGGGTCTGACTCCCCAAAACCAAAAGTTTGTTTGAAGCCGCCGAATTGGGGGTCTGTATTATCATTATGATCTGGCATTATCTTTACCCGTAGTAACGAAAGGACCGTGAGCCGTGATCCTCGTCTTCCCAATCATCTGTCGGGAGCTGCACAAAGTTACCCTGACGATAACGCATCAACGCCTGTGTGGTGCTATCCACCAGGTCGTCATGCTCACCATTAGGAAACGCCGCACACTCTTCGATCAACTCATGTGCCCACTGGGTATCGGGGGCCCAAACCATTCCCGCTTCTAACAACGGGGCGATAGCATGCACTCTCGTGACCTTATCATTGCCCCGAGACGGGGTAAAGTTTACCACAGGAATTCCCATATTACGCAGCTCGTGCGTCAGCGGCATACCCGTGGCCTTCGCCTCAATGATCACCGTCTCCGGGTCCCAGTACTTCCACTGGTCATACGCTATGTTTTTTAGCTCGGGGAAGTCCCAACGGCCCTTCTGGCTGTCCAGGAGGATCAGATTGGGCTGAGAACCCTCATCTGGATAAAAAACGCCCCATGTCGTAATCGCGCTGTAGTCCGCTGTCTCGCGCTTAGAGAAGGCCGTGTCATAGCTCTGTATCACAAAAGAAAGCTTCGGAATCTTCTCAGCCTCCCACACGTTCCACCACTCGCGCTTGAGAATGCTGTTGTCGTCACCGGTGGGCTGCTGCTGGTACTGCGCGTTCCATTTACTCGGCGGAATCGACGCCTTGACAGAAATCAAGTCCTCCATCGACCAGTATTCAGGCCAAACCGGGTTGCCAGAGGGTAATTCCATAGGAAATTCAACGACTTCCCACTGGTCAGCGTTCTCGTCCCGAGCCATCTGACGCATCAACTGCCCCGTCAAATCCTTCTCGGACCAACGGGTCATGACCAGAACTATCGATCCTCCGGGCTGTAAACGCTGTCTGGGACCACCTGTGTACCAGTCCCAGGCGTCGTCAAACCCAGCATTCGACATAGCGGTCTGCTCAGAATGGGGATCGTCGATAATGCATAAATCAGCACCACGACCGGCAAGATTACTGCCAACGCCAACAGCATAGTACATACCGCCACGAGCAGTATCCCACCTTCCACTAGCTTTCGAATCAGCAGCCAGCTTTGCTTCAGGAAATATGTCAAGATAATCCTCCCGCTCCAGCAAGTTCTTCACCTTGCGACCAAAACCTACCGCAAGCTCCGTGGTGTGCGTAGCCTGAATAATCTTCATCGCAGGGTTTTTACCCACCATCCAGGCAGGAAACAGGAAACTTGCAAACTCACTCTTGGTATGACGCGGCGGCATATTGACTATCAGCCGCTTCAACTCGCCTCGCGCCACCCGTTCAAGCTTCTCAGAGATAATCCGATGATGCTCACCGGCAATGAACTCCGGCCAGACAGCCCGGACAAAGTCCAAAAAGTTAGTCTGACACGCCTCAATGCGCTCAATCTGAGCCAGTCGCAGCTCAAGTTTGAGTAGGTGTTCGTCAGTTTCTGTAGCTAATTCAGTCACTTATCCCAAAGCTTTCGGTAATCCAAGACCGCCCGGTCCAGGAAAACAG